CATCTATGTGGTCAAGGATCCCGCTAATCCTGCCAACGAAGGTAAAGTCTTCCTCTTCAAGTTTGGTAAGAAGATCTTCGACAAACTCACTGCTGCTATGCAACCTGAGTTTGAGGATGAAGAAGCAATCGATCCCTTTGACTTCTGGCAGGGTGCTAACTTCAAACTGAAGGCAAAGAATGTTGCTGGTTATTGTAACTATGACTCCAGCGAGTTTGCCCGTCCTGATGCACTGCTGGACGACGATGACGCCATGGAAGCAATCTGGAAGCGTCAATACTCTCTCGCAGAGTTGGTTGCTGCAGACCAATTCAAGGACTATGACGCTCTGAAGAAGCGTCTGGACTATGTGCTTGGCAACAAGGGCACTCCTCGCTTCCAAGACCCTGATGAGGGTGAGGAAGAAGAAAACACTCTTGGTTCTTCCCGTGAGTTGACTGAAGATCTCCGCAGTGATCTGAACTCTCTGCAACCGACTCGTTCTTCTTCTGTTGATGAAGACGAAGACGACGATACCCTGTCCTACTTCGCACGTCTTGCTGAAGACTAAATAATAGTGCCTTAAATGTCCGCAAACTTTAAGGGTGGAGGGGAGAAATCTCCTCCTTTTTATTATAAATAATGATGCGGACATTAAAGAGCAGTTATGGAATTTAAAGAGTATCACTATGTCTATTATTCCTATGAGGAATATGGTAGAGGATATTTTGGTAGTAGAACTTGCAAATGCTTACCAGAAGAAGATGTAAAGTATTTTGGTTCTTTTAAAGATAAAACTTTTAAACCATCACAAAAAATAATACTCAAAGACGATTATGCTACAAGAGAAGAAGCATATGTTGATGAGATTATTGTACAAGAGTATTATAAGGTAGTAGAAAATCCACACTTTGCTAATAGAGCATATCAAACTTCTACTAAATTTAGTACAATTGGATTATTTCCATCTGTTGAAACTAGAAAAAAGTTAAGTCAAAAAAGAAAAGGTAAGAAAGTTTCAGAAAGGACCAAAGAAAAGATAGGTAATTTGCATAGAGGAAAAATTGTTTCAGAAGAAAGTAAAAATAAAATGAGTAAATCTCATAAAGGTAAAGTTCTTTCAAATGAGCATAAACAAAATATAAGAAATTCTTGTATTAAAAATATGGAGAAAAATAAAAAAATATATTGTAAGTACATCTTTACCTTTATATCTTTTTCTGGTAAAATTATAGAAACTTATGATGTAATAAATTTTTGTAAGCAAAATAATCTTACATTAAGTAAAGTTTATGAAACATCTGTAGGAAAACAATCTCACCATAAAGGTTGGAAAATAAGTAGAGTACATAATCCAGATTATTTAATTAATATTAATGAAAAGTGATTATTACATTCAAAGGGTTCCTAAATCAGAAATAAAGGAATTATTATATAAATACCATTACTTAAAAGATATATCAAAAGATTTTAGAAGCGGGTATAACTATTCTTTGTATAAAAAATCTTTTACGGATATATTGAATATTGGTGGGTCATTAGGTGCCTGCGTGTTTACAAATTTACCCGTACCAGAAATTGCACAAGGTGCATTTGGTTTAGAGAGGAATGAGCAAGAAGGATTATTTGAACTTTCACGACTTTGCATCCACCCTGACACACAACAAAGTGAATACAACATTACATCGTGGTTTGTATCGAGATGCATCAGACAACTCAGAAAAGATACAAGGGTCAGAGCCATCATATCTTACGCTGATAGCGATTTTCATGGCGGCACAATTTATCGCGCTTGTAACTTTAAATATTGTGGGCTTACAGATGCTAAAAAAGACTTCTACTTTGCAGACGGCACCAAGCATTCACGCGGAAAAATAAAAGGTGCTGAGGGAGAATGGAAAGACCGCTCCCGCAAGCACCGTTATGTTATGATGTTTGATAAAAAACTAGAACTCTTATGGTAATGTGTTTCTGGTATTCTCAGTAACAGCAAGTCTTCTATTAATATACTGAGAAGACTTCTCATACTGCATAATTCTTCTCATGTCTCCCAGATAAAGTTGCAAGTATTCTGGTTTTAAAGTATAGATAAATCTCTTATCATCATTCTTTCTAACTTCATATTCATAGTTACTGATACCAGTAACAGGATTTAAGGTTGTTGTATTATTTGCTGGGTTTGGAATTGTAAATCCAGAGTCAACAACTTTTCCTTTTGGAAGGATAAGTCTACCTGAAGAGTCTTTGACCTCTGTGGTTTCATAGAATCGTGTAGAGTTTAATTCATCTCCATACTTATTCTCTGCATAGCGATACAACTCAGCGTCAGACAATGGCCATTGGTCTCTGACATTAATGATGCCAGCAGTGAGCATTACAACCCAATCAAGATCAGCAGAACCATATAAGTATTCTGCTACTGTATCTGGTCTTTCACCTTGTCTGATCTCAAATTTTTCAAAGAGAGTAAAAACATTCTGTAAGTCATCACGAAGTTTGACTCTTCTGAATAAGTTCTTGACTAGTATATACTCTCGTGAAGAGACACGAGAAGCAAGAGGTGACTGATAGTATAAGTCTGGTAGTTCTCTGAAGTATGACATTAGTAACCTACTCCTCCGACTCCGTTATAATCTTCAGCGTAAATTGGGTTGAGTTCTTTGAATGTTAAGTCCATTCTCATATGGGTTGGTGTCCCATCATAGAAGGTTGAATAAGTATTAGATCCAGTGTATGTTATGTTGATATTTGTCAGTGCCATAGGTAAGAAACTATTCAAGAATGGGTGCTTTCTATTACCCTTCATATAAGTCAACTGGAAGATATCAGGTGCTGCAATAAAAATCTTACCACCACCCCCATCTCTTTTCGCTAGCATTGATTGCTTCAATGTGCGAATAATTCTTTTAACCATTTCACCTTCTTTCGGATTTCTTGGGAAAAATTCGAACGTGAATGGGAATGATCTTATATTTACACCATCAAACAGCAGTTCAAGGTTAGGATTAAAGACCTGACCTGTTGCTCTAGAAATAAGTTGTCTTCCAGATACGTTACCACCGAGAACACCAACTGCTTTTGCTGAAAGTGCCGATATAATTGCTTCTCCTAATCTGGGGTCATTTTCTAAAGCATCTTTAAGACTTCCCACTCCACCTGCAAATTTGTTTATCCCCGCCATTATACCTTCTTCCATTGTGGTTTGGGAAGTTGATAAACCAAATGCCTCAAGAGCATTTAAGGTTGAATCCCCCCAATCTACTCCAGTTGTATCTGATAATTGTTTTGGTATTGGAAGTAGTATAGTATGTTTTGGTTTCTTTAAGGATTTTTGATTTGTAGTTGTTCCAGTCCTAAGATTAAAATCTTTGTTTAAAATATCCCCTTGTTTTTTTGTAATTTTATCTTTCTCTTTTATTGTTATTTCTCCTTTTGCAGATGCACCAGATAAAGTAACACCTGGTGGCACATAATCCGCAATCTGAATTCTAAGATAATCGGTGCTACTATCCATCATAGCAAGAGGATACCTCATTGGTCCTCCACCTTTTTCTGGACCTGCTCTACCCGTCCTTACTTGAGTTTGTTGTTCACCACGACGTGTTTCTCTGTTTGCTGCAGCTCTTGCACGATTTGCAGCAATCATTTCAGTTTTACCTGATGGTGGTATTGCCATTTACCTTTTTTAGTTATTTAGTCGGAACTTTGCAAAAGGTAATGCTTGTAAATCTTTTACTTCAGAAGCATAGACTTCATATACTCCACCAGGTACTTCATTCCAAGTGTATTGTCTGGTTGATTGACCAGTCTTAGCCCAATGAAAGTTAAGACCACGAAATCCCCATTTGAATATATCAGTCACTGCAACAAAAGGATTTTGGTCATACTGTATATTAGGAGTCTTTGGATTATAGACAAAGATATAATACTTTCCAGATTCTACACTTTGTGCAGGACTTTCAGATTCTTTTAGTGTCTCCATTAACTCCATCATAATATCATCTGGGTCTTCATTACCAACTAGACCGTCAGTAACAGAACGAATTCGGTTACGGTTTATATCAGTATCCGTAACCCTTTTTTGTTTTTGTTGCTTGACTGTCTTTCTTGGCATTACTTAATACCGAGTTCTTTCTCTGTGAAGACTCTAAACTCATAACCTCTATCAAGGCACCATTCTTTTGCTGCTTCCCACTTTGCCTGATTTCTGGCATACTCATATGCCTCACGCAAATAACCTTGAGTTTGTCTCTTTGGTTTTGGTGGAGGTGTAGTTTGTCTCAGAGGTTTTACTTCAATCAAGGAAGATTTAATCCTTCCATCAGTATCTCTATACTTAATAAAGAAGTCTGGGAAATACCTATGAATTCTATTGTCTATTGGTGAGCGATAAGGAATACAGAATTCTTCCGATTGCCACTCTAGTATATTTTCATTCAGGTCACAATATCTCATCATTTTGCGCTCCCACAAAGAGCGGTAAATGATATTGGTTGGATCACCTTTGTATTTCTTTGGATTAGAAGGTTGATATTTACCTTTATATGCCATCTAAATACTTAATAATGTAATACTCGTATAAGGTATTTAGAGTGGTAAGACCCCGCAGAATATCTGATTTTAAACCAACCTTTTCAAATCTGGCACAAACATCACACTACCAAGTGATCTTTGCTGGACTACCAACTGCACTGAGGCAGCACTTGAATGTTCGTGGCGTTGGATATAGATTCATTACAGAAACTTCTGGTCTTCTCTGCTATAATGCAGTTCTTCCCGGTAGTAGACTTGCCACTGCTGATGTTGTTGGAAACTTTATGGGTGTGTCTGAGAAGATGGCACACACCAGACTCTTTACTCAGATTCAACTAGAATTCTATGTTGATAATGAGTACAAGACTCTGAAGTTCTTAGATCACTGGATGGAGTTCATTGGTAACGGTTCGGGGCAGAGTCAAGGCAATGCTGGATATTATTACAGAATGGAGTATCCAGATTCTTATAAGTCAAATCAAACTAAGATCATCAAGTTTGACAGAGACTACAAAGAGGAGATAGAATATACTTTCTATGGTATGTTCCCTATTGATCTGTCTTCAACAACAGTCAAGTATGAGAATTCTGAAGTATTAAAAGCAACTGCTACCTTTAGTTTTGACAGATACATTGCTGGTAAGTTTGATAGTTACTCACTTCGTAGAGGTATTGATAATAATAAAGAACCTGGAGAACCAAAAGAACCATTATCAGGATCTTTTAACGATCCTGGCAGTGATTTGAACAGAGCGGCTAGGGCTGCGTTGGGTGAAGGTGAGTTTGATCCAAATAGAGTTTTTGATATCAACGGAAGAGATGTTACTCAACCAGATGTAATTACATTGAAGGATTTTGGTGGAGTCTAATAAATAATCACAACTGAACTTTTTGGGTCGTTATGCCTTTACCAAAGATCTCTACGCCAACATATGAGTTGGAACTACCTTCGACTGGAAAGAAAATTAAGTATAGACCTTTCCTAGTAAAAGAAGAAAAAATCCTCATCATCGCTATGGAAAGTGAAGATGAGAAGCAGATTACAAATGCGATCAAAGAAGTTATCTCTAGTTGCATTATCACCCGTGGAGTCAAGATAGATCAACTGGCTACCTTTGACATTGAATATCTCTTCCTTAATATTAGAGGTAAGTCTGTTGGTGAGGAAGTAGAGGTTATGGTAACTTGCCCCGACGATGGTGTAACTCAAATTCCTACTGTAATTAATCTTGATGAGATTAAAGTGCAGAAGGGTAAAAATCACACTAGAGATATCAGACTTGATGACGAATTGATTCTTCGTATGAAGTATCCTTCTCTTGATGAGTTCATTAAGAACAACTTCAGTGGTGAAGAGATTAGTGTTGATAATACTTTTGATTTGATTGCATCTTGTGTAGAGCAGGTTTATTCTGAAGAAGAGTCTTGGTCTGCTTCTGACTGCACTAAGAAAGAACTGAAGCAGTTTTTGGAGCAATTAAGTTCAAAGCAGTTCAAAGAAATTGAAACTTTCTTTGATACAATGCCTAAGTTATCACATACTGTCACAGTTACTAATCCAAAGACTGGCGTTGAGAGTGATATCGTTCTGGAGGGATTGACTGCTTTTTTCGGGTAAGTATGGCTCATGAGGATCTTGAGTCATACTTTAAGGTCAATTTTGCCTTGATGCAGCATCATAAATACTCTTTGACAGAACTTGAAAATATGATACCTTGGGAACGAGAAGTTTATCTTACTCTGCTCCAACAGTATATTGAAGAAGAGAATTTAAAACAGAGGCAAGCAGAACTAAATGGCTGAGCCAATAAGAGGCAGAATATCACCATATACCTTTTTAGGTCGTACTCCGCAAGAGAGAGTCAGACAGACAGACAATGCGGATACTACGCTTGCGCTTAGACAGAATCAACTTGCTCTCGCCAATGTAAATAATTCTCTGACTAGAATTGCAGAGCAAGTTAGTATTCTCTCTGCTTCTCTTCAAGGTATTGGTAATCAAGTTAAAGAAACTTCTACGATTGATAATATAAGAGAACAGCAGAAAGCAAGGCAGGAAAAGATATTAGCAGAGAGACAGATAAGAGAAGGAAAAGAAAGTCAGGTTGAGACTAAGATACAAGCAGCTCTTGTTGCACCTTTACAAAAGGTTGGTGCAAAAGCAAGAGGTTCTCTTTTTAATCTTGGAAGATTCTTTAGTATTCTATTGGGTGGATTCTTAGTTAATAGAATACTAAAATCAGCATCTGAATTATCTGAGAAAGGGCAACTTAGTCTTAAGAATCTTGGTGAGAAGATTATTAAGGATGTTGCTATTGTTGGTGGTATATTTTTAGGAATCAATGGTGGATTCGGCAGTGCTCTTAGTGTACTTCTAAGACTAGTAGGAATCATAAGTAGATTTGCAAGAAAGAATATTCTTCTTGCTCCTTTTACTGCAATGATTGCTCTTGTTAAGGGAACTTTTGGTAGTTTTTCTGATTTGATAAAAGGGATAAAACTACCAACAGGATTACCTCAAGCAGCGGCAACTGCAGCGGCAACAGCACCAATGGCACCAGCAGCAGCTGCCGCTGGACTAACAGCAGCAGGACAACAACGACCTACATCTACAACTGGATCTGGTGGTAGATCGGGTGGAGCACCACTTTTAAGAGGTAGAGTTGCGTCACCAATTGCTATGGCATTTAACTTCCTCACTGGAGGATCTGTAGGTGAGTCATTAACTGCTGGCGGTTTAGCATTACTACCTTCATTATTAAGACTTGGTGGACTGCCTGGTGCTGTTGCAAGTATTGCATTGCCCTTCTTGGCACCAAAGGTATATCAACAAATTCAACCATCTGTTGAATCTATTCTTCCTCAACTAGGAATGAATAAGGATCAGTTATTTGAATCTTTGAAGTTTAGGACAAAATCTGCACTTGATATTGTAAACATCAATGCTGGTGATGAAGGAGCGACACCACAAGAGGTCCCAGCAGAAGTTGGTGGTTCTACATATCTGTCTCCAGTGACTAGTTCCAACCCAACGAATTTCTACTTAATGTATTCACAAATACAATACAACGTGGTAGGATAGTATGGCAAATTCAAGATTAGCGATAGGGTCATCTTTAAATTTAAAAAGAATCAATAACTCTGTCTCTTCACTTGGTAAGAGTGTAAGGCAAGCGCAATCTTCTACTGCCAGAATAACAAAATCATTACTAGAAAGTAATAGAGATAAAAGAAAGTCTCTTGCTCTGTCTTCAACCATGTTTAGGAGAAGAAGAGAAGCGACTCTGAGAAGAGAGAGGGAAGATTTACTTGAAGCAGGAAGCATCACTGGTGCCGTAAGAAGAACGGCAAGAGTTGCCTCTAGTAGCACAAAAGGATTCCTGGGAAGGATACTTGACTTCTTAGGAACTTTATTAGTTGGTTGGGGGATAACAAATCTTCCAACTATAATCAAACTCACAACAGACCTCACAAAGAGGATGCAGAAGTATTTTGGAATACTTCAAGATTTTGTTGGTGGTGTGTCTGGATTTCTTCTTGGGTTGCCAAATAGATTTGGAGAAATCTTTAATGATATATCAAACTTTAGATTTGAATCTCTAAAGGATATCTTTGACAGGAATTTGGAAAGAATGAAAACTGCTTTCCAAAGACTTCAAAATGGAATAACTGGTCTTATTGTCAAGTTAAGATCAATTCAAACTGTTGATGATCTATTAGATTACATTGACATGAAGAGATCGGACTTCACTATACCTGGAATTGAAAAGTTAAAAGAATTTTTGGGTCAGAACCAGAACCAGAATCAGGGTGGTGGAAGCACTAATAATCAGGGTGGTGGAAGCACTAATAATCGGGGTGGTAGTACAGGAGGAGGAACAAGGTCTAGTAATCCATTATTACAACTGATAAGTGGTGCAGAAGGTGGATATGATTCAATGTATCCAAGTGAAAAGTATCCACAAATGCTTAATATGACTATGACTGAGTTGGTAGCATTTCAAAAGATGAAGTTGAAGGACGGTAGGGCATCTGCTGCTGTCGGTGCATATCAATTCTTATATCCGGAGCAGTATGTTGCTCTTGCTGGACTTACTATGAATGATAAGTTTACTCCAGAAAATCAAGATAAACTAGCATTGGCATTTTTGAAGTCTCGTGGCGTTACCGTAGAAGCATTTAAAAAAGATCGTATTGGCACTGCCCTCAAGTTAGCACAAGGATTTGCTGGAGTTCCAGTTTTAGCACCAGTTTATTCTAGTTATGCTGGAAGGGTTGTGCAAAGAGGTGAAAGTTTCTATCAAGGATACAAGGGGAATAAAGCAACAGTAAGTGTAGATAGAGTTGAGAAGTCCATTGATAGACTTATAGGACCTACTCAACCAAAACCACAACCAAAACCACAACCACCTGGTCAAAAAGTATCATTCAAACCAACAGGTCAAAATAATAACAGAGCAATCCATTTGGCATTCAATCCACCATTAGAACCAAAATCTAGAACTATTTTGGTTGTGAATAGAACTAGAACTGTTACCGAAGCAGTAGCAAAAGCATCACCACACTCAAGAAGTTTTGGTGGTGGTAGTGTAAATAGTATGGAATCAGCATTAGCAATGCAATCACAATATACCTTAGCAACACTAACTTAAATGGCAGCAAGAGATTCGGCAGAATATCAAGAGATCATTATAGAATCCAATGACGGGACCAAAACGGTTGACCTGAGGTTGGGTGTTGTTGAATTTAGGTATTATGAGGATTTGTTTTCTCCAACTATAACTGCAAAGATGGTTGTTGTCAGCACTGCTGGAGCAGTTGCTGGTAAAGATGATAAACTAGAATCTATCTACAGTGGTCTTCCTATCAGAGGTGGAGAGAGAGTTTCTATAAAGTTGCAACCTGGTGGTGATGGTAATCCTGCACTAGATTTTTCTACTAAGGAAGATTACCTTTATGTTGCTGGCGTTCAGAATATGATTACTGAAGGTCAGAGAGAAGCATTTGTTCTAGAATTAGTAACTAGAGAATCTATTACTAACGAGACTAGCAGAGTTCATAGTAAATTCAAGAGAGATGTAAGGGTAAGCGATCATGCTAAAAAGATTGGAGAAGACTTCTTAAAAACAGATATTGACGTTCATGAGACACAGAATCAATATGGTTTTTATGGCAATCTGAAGAGACCATTCAATCTTTTAGTTTGGTTGGCATCAAAAGCAGTTCCTGATAGTGGAATTGCTGGATTCTTCTTCTACCAAAATGCAAAGGGATTTCAGTTTAAGTCTGTTGATAAACTCATCTCTGAAGGTGTAAAGAATGTAAAGGCAACTTACACTCAGTATGATGCAGTAAAAGATAAGATAGATACTGATGACTTCAAAATATTCAATTCTGCTTTCCAAACTAATAATGATCTCCTCAAGAAGTTGAGGCTTGGTACATATTCAAGTTTCTTTGCTGAGTTCAATCCTGCAACAGGTGTGTTTACACTTCCTCAGAATGGAAAGTTTAGTTTGAATGATTATACAAACAAGACAATAAACCTTGGAGATGAACCAGAGATTCCTAAAGTTTTAAATGACGCAGGGATTGCCTTGTCTGATATGCCTAGCAGAATCGTTTCTTCTGTTGCTAGCGTAGGTACAATTGATTCTGGTGCTTCAACATATCCAAATGGAGATGGTCTCTTGTATCAGAGACAGGCACTCATGAGATACAATCTGCTCTTTATGCAACAGTTAGTAATCACCGTACCTATGAATACAAAACTTGTAGTTGGTGATGTTATTAGGTGCAACTTCCCCAGAATTTCTGCAACCAAAGGAAATGACCCTGAGAAAAGTGGTCTATATATGATTAAGGAACTAAGTCATAACTTTAATAGCAGAGAATCTCTGACTTGTATGAAACTTATAAGAGATACTTACGGAGAATTCGGAAACGCTTAAGATATGGAAGACTTTTTAGTAAAAAATAATTTTATTGGTAAAGACGGATTTGTCTGGTGGATAGGACAGATTTCTTCTGAAGAATCCTGGAGTATTAATAGTAATAATGGGTGGGGGTATAGGTATAAAGTACGCATTATGGGTTATCACCCATATAGTACAGCACAATTAAAAGACGAAGATCTTCCTTGGGCATTGGTAATGTTACCACCAGGCACTGGAACTGGTGGAGGCATGATTTCGTCTACCGTCAAGTTTACTCAAGGAGATGTTGTAGTTGGATTCTTCCTTGATGGTGATGATGGGCAAGTTCCCGTTATCATGGGTGCTTTTGGTCGTTCAACTTATAGAGCACCAGACGGTGAGGTGATGCCATTTGGTGTATTCTCTGGGTATTCAAAGTCATTTAAGAAAGTATCTGATTATGTAATCACAAACAGTGAAACTAATGAACCAGGATCTCAACCAGACCCACAAAATGTACCACCAAAGGTTGCTGCTTCTAATCCTCAAGGTAATGGAAACAAAGCATCAACAACCAACACTACTGGATATGTAATTACACTTCCTTGTGGTAGTGGTGGTGACGATAAGGCAAATGATGGTCCAAAGAAGAAGAGTAAAGCAACAAAAGCCATTGAAAAAATAAAAAGTGATATTGAGAGATTTACTCAATGGTTGGGAAATAAGAAGGCACTGTTTGATGAAAATCTGGAATGGTTGAGAGATGAAATAGACAAAGAAATTGATGATGCTGCAGAGAGTATAACAAATAGCGCAGCAAAACTTGTTGGTAGCATGGTTAAAAGTGCTATGCTGAGCCTAGCAAAGACTACTAATCAAGGCATGAAAATGCTTTATGCTAAAGTTTTTGCTACTACACTCGCCGCTACAGGCAATCCAATCGCCGCTCATCTTGCTGGTGAGGCGGCACAACTTGCTATGGTTCCAGCGATTGAAGCAACACAAAAATTTGTTGAATGTATAGTAAACCAAGTTGTTGGAAAGATAACAGGATTGGTCGCAGATATATTGAAGTCAGTTGCAAATAATGTCTTAAACTTTGTTGATTGTGTTGCTGATCAGACAGTTGGTGCTATTGTTAATGGAATCATTGGACTACTAACTGATGGAATATTACCAATTCTTGAAGGACTTTCTAAGATCCTTAACTTCTTTGAGGATTTCAGTTTTGAGAACTTGTTGAGAAATGGTATAGATGCTCTCTTAGGATTGGTCGGTCTCAGATCCTGCTTCAAAAAAGCAACAAAAGATAAGTTTGGTGCTTGTAAGTATAGACTTGGATACGGTCCAGTTAAACAAGACGCTCCAGACTTGACTGGTATTCTTGAAGGTGCAAATAATGCTAAGGCAATATCTGCCGCAGCATCTGTTGCAGGATTCCCACTAGACGGAGTTCAAGATGTTGTTGGTGGATTTGGTATCTTTAGTGACGCTATCAAAGATCCTAAGAATGAATTCCTTGGCGATGTTAACTCTTGCTTTGCTGGTATTCCTACCATCTGTGGTCCACCAAAAATCAATATCTTCGGCGGAGGTGGAGAAGGTGGTGCGGCAACTGCACTTATGGGTCTTCTTGATGAGAACACAAATACTGGTGGTGTAATTGATGTTCAGATCACAAATCCTGGAAACGGATATACATTCCCACCATTCGTTGAAGTTGTAGATGCTTGTGGTCAGGGTTATGGTTGCGTAGCAAGAGCAACTATTAAGGCTGGTAAGATTGATACAATCTATGTTGTATCTGAAGGTGAAAACTATCCTGTAGATGAGATACTTCCATATGTTGTTGATAATGTATCCATATTGAATCCTGGTAGTGGATATCAGGATGGGGACACTGTTATCGACAATCTTGGAAATGAATATGATGCCCAGATTTATCTTGGATCAATCATCAAAGTCACTCCAATAAATAGCAAAGATATCACCGCTATTCCTGTTCTTGAAGTTATATCAGATACTGGATCTGGTGCATTGTTATCTGCAAATCTTGGAGTCAGACCTGAGTTCCAAGGTGAAGTAAAACAAGTTATTGACTGTATAACCTAATGGCTACCGAAAAAGATTATAATAAAGAGTTTAAGGTAGTATACGGTCCATCCTGTAGAGTCACCGTCAATGGTCAGACTATGGGATATAGTGGTACTGATGTCTATAGATTATATGGTGCTACTGAGGATAATAAAAAGTTCTCATTTGGTGTTACCCAATCGGGTAAAATGGAGATCAATAGCGATATGTCTATTGAGATAATCGCTGGTGAAGAAAATACTAATAAAGGAGAAGACATACTAATTCACAGTAGACGTGGTAATATTTCTATTACAGCAGATAGAAATGGATGTATCAAGATAAGTGGAACTCATATTGCTATTGAAGCTAGTGGTGATATGGAAATATCTGCTGGTAATGAATTGAAGTTGGAAGCAACTAAAGTCATTATAGATTCTAATACGGCTCAAGTTGAAGCAATGGATGGAAATCTTGCAGCAGAAGGAGACACTTTCATAGAGAAAGCTACTGAAGGTTTGCAAGGTATTGGTGGAGATATTGTAAAAGGAATCTTAAAGAAACTTTTCTAACATGGCACAGGTATTTGGTCAGGAATCTTGGTTTAATGAAGACGCTAGGTTCTTCAAAGACATTAATATTGGCGGAAAGATAACCGCAAAGACTAGTGTTCCTGGTATCGATGCTATATCAGAAGGTATATTAGCAACAAGTAAAAACAGAGTATTTGTTTCTACTGCTGGAAATGATTCAAATAGTGGACTGAGTGCTGATGATCCAGTCAAAACTATTAAGAAAGCAGTACAGATTGCTACAGATAACTTTGAAGAGACTGATAAGAAAACAATCTATGTTTCTTCTGGTGAATATACGGAAGACATTCCAATTATTATGCCAAGATTCTGTGCAATCATTGGTGATAGTCTAAGAACAGTAGTTATTAGACCTGGAAATGCTGATGTTGACTACTTTAAAGTCAAAGAAGGTGTTATGTTGATGAACCTTGTGTTCAAAGACAACGAAGAGAGAGATTTTACTTTTAGATATGGAATTTCTTTTGATGATAGTGGAGATAAGTTAGTTATTAACCAATCGCCATATGTTTTGAACTGTTCCGTTATTTCCACAAGAGGACGTGGCAAAAACGCATATTCAATTGTTGCCGATCAATGGACAAAAGGTGCAAGTCAATCTCCAAGAGCTTGTCTTGCATATGTTGATGGAAATTTAGTTGACTCTATTTCTAGTGGAGATACAACTGGTGGTAACCTGGAGTCGATGGTATTCGCACTGCTGTCTATCATTACTCCTGGTATTGGTATTCATATTGATAATGCTGCATATGCACAGATTGTTAACGTATTTGGTATCTTTAACACTGACCATATTCTCTGTGAAAATGGTGGATATGCTTCAGTTACAAACTCTGCAACTAACTTTGGTATCAATGCACTAAGAGCGGCGGGATTCTCAACAGTAGGTAAGACATACTCACAAGATGTTGGTATTGTAACCTTTGCTTGTGCTAGTACTGTGGGAATTGGTAGCACAAACTTTATAACAATTGCTGGTGCAGCGTCGTCTATCCCTGCTTCACAGTCTATTGTTAGTATTGTTGATGATGGTGCTGGTGATGGATTTAAGAAACCAAATATCAACAACCTTCTGAGATTTGGATATGGGGATAGTGAAACAAATTTCACACATAGTGGTACAGAATTCCAAATCAGAAAAGTATCTGATGTAAGATCTATTGTTTATGATGGGGATACTAGGGTCGCATATGATGTTGCCATATCTCCAAGATTAGATCAACATTTTAATGCCACTTATGATCAATATTCAGATTTTAATGATGTTAGTGTAAGGCAATTAAGACCCTCTATTGTCAACTCATCCTCTCACACTTGGGAATATGCTGGATCTGGAACGGATTATGATGCACTTCCAAAGAATGGTGGACGCACTAGAGAAGATAATGAACAAGTAGAAGAGAATTATGGGCAAGTTTATTCCTCAGGAACTAATGAATTAGGCGACTTTAAGGTAGGAAACTTTGTTGTTCTGAGAAACAACACTGGTGAAGTTGAATTTATTACACCAATTCCTATTGCACAAATTGATAGAATTACTTTTACGTCTGGTAATACCAATCTTACAATCACTGGTGTTCAGGATGATATTACTTTAGGTGGAGATAGTCCTTCTAATGACTTCCTTGTAACACAAAGAGCAGCGAATCTTTATGTAAAGTCTGGTATTGCAACATTCACCAATAAGACATTTGATCTCACTGACAATACATTAACAGGAACTCTGGCAGAGTTTAATACGGCACTTTCTGATGACAATTTTGCATCTCTTACTGGATCTGAGACCTTAACAAATAAGTCACTCAGCGGTAGCAGTAATACATTTACTAACATACCCAACAATGCATTAGTAAATTCTTCAATATCTGGGGTTTCTCTTGGTAGCACATTCCCCAACCTGACGATGAATACCTCTGGTGGTGGATTATCTGGAACTGCTACTTACAATGGAACTGGAGCGATTACATTTACTGTTGCCAGTAATGCCAGTAGTGCTAGTGGTAACAACACCCTTGCAATAAGAGATAGTAGTGGAAATATTGGATTTAACTCCATAAGTGTTGCTGAAATGAGCATCACCAGTAATCTGTATGATACTTTTGGAAATCCTGGTATAGCAAATCAACTTTTATCAACAACTGGTGCTGGTAGTGTGCAGTGGGTCAATACAGACACTACATCTGTTGGATCTGCAACATCCATTGGCGTAACACAAGAGAACACAGTCAACGCTACAAGACATCTTACTTTTGTTGCTGATACTTCTGGAACAGACAATATCAGAATTGATACTGGATTGACTTATAATCCCAGTAGCAACACACTGACTGCTGGCACATTCTCAGGAAATCTTAGTGGTACTTTATCAAATACTTTAACATTAAACACTTCTGGTACGGGATTATCTGGGTCTACAACATTTAATAACTCTGGTGCTGCTACATTTACAGTAACAAGTAACGCAACGAGTTCTAATACAGCTTCTACAATAGTTGCTAGAAATGCGTCTGGTAATTTTAGTGCTGGAACAATTACTGCAACATTTAGTGGTAATGGATCTAGTCTTAATACTCTTAATGCTTCAGAACTTGACTCTGGCACAGTCAATGTCAACAGACTTGGTAGTAGTGGCACAAGA